GAACCGCAATTTAGTTGCGTTAACGATGAAACCCGCTTTGAGAAGTTACAGAGGATGTTGGCGTGTCAGGCCTTTTGGTCAGTGCTAGATGAAGAGAACAGGAAAAAGCTTAAGGGATTGATTTTTGAGAAGACAGCGCAACAATATTATAATGACGTTGTTAATTTCTTCAAGAATCTCCCTGCTGCTGTTCTTGGCAAGCTCTATGACTTGAGGGCCTATTTCTGCCAGCTTCAGATGATTGATTTCCTTTGGCTGTCTATGGAACCAAATAAGGAAGGCAATGTGGTGATTGAGACGATCAAGCAGAATTTGAAGGCTGCTGCTGAAGGTGCTGCTTACGGTTATTTGAAGTTTATCGAATATACCGTTGCAACCCTTGAGAAGCATCCTTGGCTCCTGGCTGGTCTGGCTCTATTGCCAATTATTGCTGCCCTTTATTGTGAGCGCCAGGTTAAGAATCAGGCTGAGTTGGCTAGTTCCTCAGATCCTAAGACCAAGTCTAAGGAGTCCAAAACTAAGGTTGAGATCTCTCAATCCGGGGATTTTAAGACCAAGGCCAAGGAAGCCAAGAATCGAGTCGAATTGAGCAGTTCTGGTGATTTCAAAACGAAAATTTCTCAGGTGAAACCCAAGGTCGAAATTTCTCAATCAGGAGATTTTAAGACCAAGACTACTGCTAAGAATGCTCGTGTTGAAATTGACAACACTACAGTTCAGGTTCTCGACAATGTGGCTGATTTTGAGGCTCAACTCATGCGAGATGACAATGCCTTTCAGATTTCGAAGAAGATTGTTTCCAACATGTATTATATCTCCCTTTATGAAGGTCAAACCTTGATTGGTTCCCTTCGTGGATTTTTCATTGTTGGTCGGATCTTTTTGACTGTCAGGCATTTGTTGCCTTATATGCAGAAAGCCACTCAGGTTCGCATTTGGAACTCACGGAATAAGGAAGGTTTTGTATTCCCCGTTTCAGTTCTTAAGACAGTTACTGTCTTAGATAAAAACGGAGAAGAGAAAGACCAGATTCTTATTGAGTGTCCAAATACCGTCCCTGATCATCCTAAGGTTCTCGACATGATTGTTGATTCCAATGAAATCTCAAAAATCACCACTCAGTATGGAGTTATGTTGACTCCTGATGAGACTGGTGTTGTCAAACGCTTTGGGCATGTTACTGCTAGGGATTCAGCAACCTCCTACTCCTCAGTGTATGGATCTTATGCTATTAGGCATAGGTATCATTACGACATGGAGACTACAGCTGGAGATTGTGGAAGTCCCTTAGTAGTCATCAATCCTATGATTAGTAGGAAATTGATAGGCCTCCACGTTGCAGGAACTGTTGGAGTTGGAATGGCTTCCCCCTTGAATAGATCCGACATCGATCGAGCTCTTGCTATGATTTCAGCTGGAGCAAAGATTGAGATGGAGTATGACGAGTGGGTTGCTCAGGTGAAAGAGGATGTGCCAGTTCCGAAAGGAAATTTCACGCCTCTTGGTTTGGCTGAGTATAAAGTAGCCTCTGCTTTGGAATCTTCTTTGAGACCATCGTTGATTTCAGGCAAAGTTACTGAACCAATTACCAAACCATGCCATTTGAAACCCATCATCGTTGATGGCAAAGTTCTTGATCCAATGATGAAGGGCTTGGAGAAATGCGCCATTCCGTCAGTAGTCCTTGATAGTGATATGCTAGCAGCTGCAGTAGCGGATGTTAGGCGTAATTTCAAGGAGGATCTTCCTCGTCAAAGAGTCTTGACAGATATTGAGATGGTTGAGGGAATTGAAGGAGACGAATTTGCAGCTCCAATCAACCGATCAACAGCACCTGGCTACCCGTGGAAGCGGATGACCAATATGCCTGGAAAGACTTTTTGGCTTGGCTCGGACGAATATAAACTCGACGAGAACCTGAAGCAGAAGATTCATGAGAGGATTGAGAACGCCAAGAATAACAAGCGCACTCCCACAATTTGGACTGACACGTTGAAGGATGAGCGAAGACCCATTAAGAAGGTAGATCAAGGAAAGACGAGAGTATTCTCTGCTGGACCTATTGATGCTACACTTGCTATTCGCAAGTATTTCTTGGGATTCGCCGCCCATTGTGCACATAATCGTAATGCCAATGAGATTTCTGTTGGCACGAATGTGTATTCTCCTGATTGGACCCAGATTGCTGATCTCATGTCGATGAAAGGACCTAAAGTTATTGCTGGAGATTTCTCCAACTTTGATGGTACTTTGAATGTGCAGATTTTGCACGCCATCTGTGAGATCATCAATGATTGGTATGATGGAACTGAGGAGGAAAGTCAAGTGCGTTCTGTTTTGTGGAAAGAGATGTGCAATTCTGTCCATTTGTGTAAGCAATCAGTTTACATGTGGACTCACTCTCAACCCTCAGGATGTCCGTTGACAGCCATCCTCAACTCCATCTATAATTCCATTTCAGTCAGATATGTCTGGATGTTGATTACCAAGGGTTCGCCTTATCATTCCATGAGTGCATTTCGCAAGCATGTGAGTATGGTGGCCTATGGTGATGATAATGTTCTTAACATTTCTGATGAGTGTTCCATTTTCTTCAACCAAATAACAATGGCTGAAGCTTATGAAACTTTTGGAATGACCTACACTGATGAAGCCAAGACTGGTGAGATGGTTCCTTTTAGGACCCTTGATCAAGTTAAATACTTGAAGAGGAGTTTCGTCATGGATCATGAATCTGGACTGTATCTTTGCCCAATGGAACTTGAAGCTGTCCTTGAGATTGCCAATTGGACCCGAAAATCTGTGTCCATTGAGGAGGCAACTATCCAGAATGTTGAGAACGTTTGTTTTGAACTCCATCTTCA